GCTAACTGCGTAACTGGTGTTACTACTGGTGGTGGTGCTGTTACTACCATTCGTGTTAGTAATGGTAATGACACTGGTACTACTTGGCATGGTTCTTCTACTCGTCCTCAGCCTAATATGCTGTTGGCAGTGAACGCCGGTGCTCAAGTTTATCCAATCCTTAGTTCTGTTCCACAGGACCAAGCAACTTATGATGCTGATCCTGCTGCTTACACTGGTGATTGGATTGTAACTATCAGTCGTCCTGATCCTGCTAACCGTAGCAATAACCTTGGCTTCAGTGCTGACGTTGCAACTGGTACTGATAACGTTCAGTTCTTCCTTCGTTCTATGGTCGCTTCTAGCGGTCACACGATGGAGTACGTCGGTTCTGGTACTGACTATCGTGCGTTGCCTGAGAATGGTGGTGTACCGATTGAAGCTAACCAAAGGATCGAACGTAATAACGGTGCTATTTGGACTGCTATTACTGATCACAACGGTAAGTTCACTGTTGGTGACTTCTTTGAAGTAGACCAGCAGCTTGGTTTCGTTACGATTCCATCTGGTTCTATTGCGTTTGACCTTGCTTCGGATACTACTCCTCAGCTTGGTGCTGACCTTGACGTTCTAGCTCGGTCTATTACTACGTCTACCACTAACGGTAACATTACCCTTGATCCTAACGGTACTGGTACTGTTGACGTAAGCACTAGCCGTATTACCAGTGTTACCGATCCTACCGGTGCACAGGATGCTGCTACTAAGAACTACGTTGACACGTCTGCACTGCTGTTGACCGGCGGTACGCTAACTGGTGACGTTACTCTTAACGCTCAGTCTGACGTTCGATTTGCTGACTCCAACAGCAGCAACTGGGTAGCTTTCCAAGCACCTGCAACTGTTGCTTCTAACGTTACCTGGACTCTTCCAAGTGCTGATGCAACTACGTCTGGTCATGCACTTGTTAGTGACGCTGCAGGTACGCTTAGTTGGGCGGAAGCTGGTACTGCTTATCCCGAAAAAGCTGCTGCTGGTACTAACCGTTGGGCGGTTGTCCATTCCTCTACCATTGATGAAAGTTACTCAATTCCTTCTGGTAGTCACTGTATCAATGCTGGTCCTATGACAATTGCTAGCGGCAAAACGGTCACTATTCCTACTGGTTCAAACTGGGTTATTGTTTAATTATGGCTATTACTATTAACGGAACCTCTGGAATCTCGGGTGTGGACGGTTCTGCCGCCACCCCGGCACTTCAGGGGACAGACACAAACACCGGCATCAGCTTTGGTACTGATGAGGTCAATATCAACACGGGTGGCACCACTCGGGCAACGGTTGATAGCAACGGACGCCTTTTAGTTGGCACGTCTAGTAGCACTAGCAACACCCGTCTTGTTATCCAAGGAGCAACGGGTAATACATCAGGAGAAGGCATAATTAGGTTTGCAAGAGGTGAAGCTACGCCCGCCGATGGAGCAAGCACAGGTGCAATTATCTTTACGGACAGTAGTCACGGAGACGGAGCTTTAATCAACGGTGCAAGAGATGGTGGAACGTGGAGTGCATCATCAAAACCGTCAAGATTAGTGTTCTCCACTACTGCCGACGGAGCAAGCCTCCCGACGGAGCGGGTGAGAATCACCTCAACGGGTGATCTCCAGTTCAACTCCGGCTACGGCAGTGTAGCTACGGCTTACGGCGTAAGGGCTTGGATCAATTTTCAGGGCAATGCGGCAACCATTGGCACAGGTCGTGCCAGCGGCAACATGGATGCAGTTACCGATAACGGTACTGGTCGATATACCTTAAACTTTACAAACGATATGCCTGATGACGATTATGCAGCGTTTGGTAATTGTGCGGGCACTACCAGTGCAAACGGTGATGAGTCTAAAATCACATTTAACTCTGGCGCTTACCTGACAGGTTCATTAGGTGTACGGGTCGTTGACTCTGTGGTTGACGCACTCGTTGTCAACATTTGCATTATTCGTTAATTATGAAAATCCTTTTTCAAAGCTCTAATGGAGAGCTAAATGTTGTACACCCAACCGGCGCAACGCCAGTTGAAGATCTTTGCCACAAGTGCATCCCTGCTGGTACGCCTTACCTAATCGTCGAAGACGACGTAATCCCTGCTGATCGCACCTTCCGTGATGCTTGGGAGGCTGACTTTAGCAACCCAATTGGGACTAGCATTGGTCGGGAAGCTTGGTTTGCCGCTAAGGCAGCAGCCGAACAAACCGAGGAGGCATCCGAATGATTACTATTAACTTAGATAAAGCTAAACAAATCGGTCACGACAAGCGACGTGCTGCTCGTGCTGAAGAGTTTGCACCTCACGATGAGGTCATTATGAAGCAGATTCCTGGCGCAGACGCTGTTGCGGCTGAAGCGGCACGAGCTGCTATCCGTACCAAGTACGAACAGGTTCAAACAGCTATTGATGCTGCTACCACGCCTGATGAAATTAAAGCAGCACTGGAGGCAGCATAATGGCACTACGATTAAACGGTTCCACATCCGGTTATGTGGAGATTGATGCACCGGCAGCAGCTGGGAGCAACACACTGACCTTGCCCAATGGCAATGGTGCAGCAAATCAGGTCTTGAAGAACAGCGCAACAGCTGGGACACTTGAGTACGGACTGGCGCTACCAACCGGCAACGGGACTAGCGGTCAATACCTGCAGACCGATGGGGCAGGTGGGTCGAGTTGGCAGACGGTTACTGATACCACGACTAACTTGACTCGCATGACGGAAGTCGCCACAACAAGTGGTGTAGAAATTGACGTTACTGGAATCCCTTCTGGCGTTAGAAAAATCCTGGTTACATTTGACCACGTTTCAAATACTGGAGCTGATCGGATGCGCCTTCAAATTGGCGATAGTGACGGCATTGAAACGACTGGATATGACAGCGGTGTTGGCTGGTTTAGCGGTGATTTTCCTGGATTAGCCGAAGATGGCTCCGGTTTTATGTTTGCTGGATTGAGTAGCGACACTTACGAGGTAAATGGAACACTTATGCTACTCAACGCAAGTGGTAATAAGTGGGTTGGTAGTTGGACAAACTATGCTGGCCGGAATTATTGTCAGGCAGGTGGCGGAACTAAAACCCTTTCTGGTGAACTAACGCAACTTCGCTTTGAAAACTTGGGATCAAATACGTTTGACCTTGGCAACCTTACTGTTTTCTACGAGGTGTAAACATGGAACGTATTATTGTTAACGCCCAAACAGGTGAACGCCGAGTTGAACAGCTAAGCGCCGAAGAAATCGCTGAGCGTGAAGCGTATGCGCGTGATGTGGTGCCTGTTATTCAACTTGAACAACTGCGTCGTCAGCGCAACCAACTCTTAGCCGAAACCGACTACCTCGCTCTGGCTGATTCAACCCTGACTGACGAGATGCGGTCTTACCGCCAAGCACTCCGCGATCTACCGGCTAACACCGTTGATCCGGCTAACCCCGTTTGGCCAGTTAAACCCGGAGGAAACTAATGAGCA